GCAGAATACTAGGACAACCAATTCATAACGGCTTAGATATAGCCCAGGAAGAAATCTTTAGAGGGCTAGCTAAGCCTTGGGGTATGAGAAAAGAGGGCTTAATTATCGACCCCGTGCGGAGACCGAAAGATGCCTCTTAATTTTCCGGGCTTATTCCCGCCGAGTAAAGAAACTTATATTAATTTTAATTGGGTGGATATTGCCTCAGCGACGGGCTTTATATCTTATGACGTCTATAAAACTCTAGATGATGGGGGAGTAAATAGGCACTTAGTAGATAGCACTAAAATAGTCGGTTTAAGAAGTATAAGCGGACACTCCGGAACAACCTCACACGCTATGGAAGCGCATGGTTTTGCTAATGGTGTATTTGCCAAAATATTCGATTATGATTATGATTTAAGCGATTATAAACTCCCCGTAGTTATTAGGGGCGACGTATTCGTTAATTTCAGTTTTTATTTAGGCAAACCAGCCGGGAACACATTAACTTATTTTATTGCTAGAGTTAGGAAATGGGATGGCTCAACAGAGACCGAAATTGCAAGCACAACAACAGACACCATAACACACACAGCAACCCAAGCAGCAGCGAAACACGCTATAAAAATTACAGTTACCCAAACATCTTTTAAAGTCGGAGAGAATTTAAGAATAACAATAGAAGGATGGGCTAAGACAACAAGCGGAACAGGAATTTTAGGAGTAGCCGGAAACCCCGCAGATACCGAAGATAACGACGGCTCTTATGCAATATCTGCGGGGAACACCCGAATTAATATCTTAATCCCATATAAACTAAATGTATAGAGGATAAATATGCCAGACACAAATATAGGCGGAGCAGCCATCGGAGACCAACAAGGAACAGAAACCAACTACTCAGTTGCTCCAATGACCACGGACGCCGCGCAAGATTCCAAAGAAACCACTTATTTAAATACCGAATGGGCGCAACAGCTCGGATATTATAAACAAATTCCCGAACTGCAATCCGCAATCGACGCGAAAGCTACTTGGACTATTGGAAAGGGATTTAAGAGTAATGAAATAACAGAAATTGCTTTATCTGCTATAAGAGGATGGGGAAATGATACTTTTAACACTATTTTGGAAAACTGCGTCAGAGTTTATCATATTGGCGGAGACTCTTTTACGGAAATAATCAGAGATAATAAAGGACAATTAATCAATTTAAAGCCATTAAGCCCGCAAAATATGCAAGTTGTGGCTAATAAACAGGGAATTATTATCAGATACGAGCAATTAGATAGAAATCGCCCCAAATCCCAGCCTAAAACCTTTACTCCCGAACAGATACTACACCTATCCAGAAATAGAGTTGCTGATGAAATTCACGGCTCGGGCGTTGTTAATGCAGTTGAGAACATTATTTTAATGCGTAATGAGGCAATGACCGATTATAAGAAATTAATGCACAGAAATATCTATCCCGTAAGAATATTTCACTTAGATACTGACGACGCGACAGAAATAGCCGCATTTAAAGCTAAACAAGACCAAGCTTCCACACAAGGAGAGAATATTTATATCCCAAAAGGAGCAGTTGAGACAGAATTATCCGCCGTGGCTACTAATGCAACTCTAAACCCTTTGCCTTGGATACAGCAATTGAACCAATACTTCTTTCAAGCGACGGGTGTTCCTCAAATTATCGTTGGCGGAGCGCAAGAGATTACCGAAGCCTCTGCTAAAATAGCTTATTTAGCTTTCGAGCAGACCGTAGAAGAAGAACAACTTTATATTGAAGAACAAATCCTCGCCCAATTAAACCTAGAGATAGAATTAGAATTCCCTAACTCATTACAAAACGAACTCTTATCGGATACGGGTAAAAGTGAGACTATGCAAGCCTCAACTCCTGAAGATACAGCGGTAACAAATACAGAAACTACACCAGCGGGGTCTCAAAGTGGCAACTAGAAAAAGAAAAGTAGTCCAAAATGTTCATACAACACCACTTAAAAAGAAATCTGTTAAAGAAAGAAAAGCTATAATCAACAAAAGACTAGCAGACGCCCCGGGTAGACAAAAGAATATAGCCAGAGCTAAAGGAATCAGAAGCGGTCAAATCTCAACAGGTAAACCAAGAGACCCGATAGCAAGTGTAAGAAGTTTTGAAGAAAGGAGATTTAAATCCCAGAGAGAAAATTTAAGAGAAACAGGCTCAAGACCGGTAACAATCGGAAATATCCAAGGAACACCACCCAGATTTAAAGAAGCTGCTCTTGATCCGCAAGCGGAACAGCCGCAGCAACCCACTCCTACTTTACCCGCTCCAAACGAAACCGAAGAAGAAACATTTTTAAGACAGCAAGCGGATGACTTTGCTAGAAATGAAACACTAGAAAGACAAACAGAAACAATCCCGTTTTTTAAGACCGGCTTCACAGATGACGGAGTAGATTTTGTTCCCGAAGAAACTCCTTTAAGTGTTAAAGTTGCCGGTATTGGAGCATTAGCAGTAGCAGCATCAGCAGGAGTTGTAGCCCCTATTATGAATAGATTGGGAATTGTGGGAACAAACTTCTTAAAGACCTCTGGATTAAATAGTAAAAATGTAATAAATTCAGCAAGAGGTCAAAACCCACTAGGCCCTTTTGCAAATGAATTGCCGGGTAGAGTAAAGGCAAGTGCCAACACATCAGTTACAAAAAAAACATTATCATACATCAGTAAATTAACAGGACATAAACAATTTACATTAGCAGTACAAGGGTTTGTAAGTAATGTTATATTTAATGGATTTTTAGAAGAAGAAGCAGTCCAAAATTTAGGGATAGAAGCTTCAAAATTAGACGAACAAGAAATGTTTAAAGAAGCTGATGAAATAGATAATATCATAGATGAAATAACAGACCTTGATATGTGGAGAGCATTGGGCTGGGCAGTACCGGGTAAAGGTGTATTTACCTTTATGAAATCTGCACAAAAAACATTAAAAACAAGACAAAAAAGAAGAGAACAAAAACGAACAGGACAAGACCCACAATCAAAACGTAGAGAAGAACAAATAGAAAGAGACGCTGGTTTTGAAAGAAGAACAGAAGAACAGAGAGAACGAGAAGAAAGGAACATAAAAAATAGAGATAATGCTTTAAACAGGAGAGGAAGCGGAGAAATATTCAGATGATTGACCCTAACCAATTAATAGATACAAGTATGATAGGAATCGTGGTCGGTTGGTTTATGTTCAGAATGGAAAAAGTTGTCAACAATAACACGGAGGTTTTAGTCAATGTAAGAGACTATATGAAAAATGGAAAATGAAGAAAATAAACCAAATGTTGAAGAAACGCCTAAAGCGGAAGAAAAAGAAATTAACTCTCTTGAAGAAGCTAAAGCAATTGTTCAATCTTTAAAAGAACAAAACACCGAGATGAAAGCTAACTTAGCGAGAGCAGAAGAGTTAGAAGCTATCCGGATGGTAAGTGGTAAATCGTCAGCAGGACAAACACCACCACCAGCGAAAGAAGAAACACCACTCGAGTATAAAGAACGAGTAATGAGCGGGGGATTATGATGGAAGAAAAAAAGAAAGATAACGGTTGCACCGTTCCGGGTTGCACTATGTATCATAAAGGAGACCCTAACGACGACCATAAAGACTTTGACTTCCAAATTGGAACTGAAGAAGAAAAATTCTGGTCAGACGCTAAAGAGAAAGCGAGAAGAGAAATTGAAGCAAACAGACGGATGATTGAGATTAATGAAACCATCCTCAAATATGCAGAGAAACGCATAAAAGAAGAACAAGATTTAAATAAATCTGAAAAATAACTATTGTAATAATTAGTTGGAGGACTATATAATGGCAAGTGAAGCAGTTTTAATACACGAAACAGAATTGCCCATTCCTTTTACTGTTGCTGATGGAACAGGAATTGAGAAGGGTGCACTTTTGAAGATGACAGACCCAATGACAGCGGCTTTAGCTGACGGGGATAACGATATTGTTGCAGGAATTGCAGCAGAAGAAAAGATTGCTAGTGATGGAAAAACAAAACTAGCAGTTTATAGGGGTGGAGTATTTAGAGTTTTAGCAGGAACATCGATTAGTATTGGCGAAGCAGTAAATACTCACGCCTCAACTGGTGCGACTAATGAAGTAGCAGTAGCCGGAACAAATGATGAAAATGTTTTAGGTGTTGCACTTGAAACAGCAGCAGACACAGACACATTCCTAATGGAGTTAAGACCAACTAGGATGGAGTTAGCATAATGGCAACAGAAATATTAACAGCAGTGGGATACGGTGCTTTAGGTGGATTAATCGTAAGTATAAGTTATATTATTTTAAGCGAATTGATTAATCCTGTATTCACAAGGAGGTAATAATATGGCAGGAAACGCACAAGCAGATATTCGCGGCTTAGACGTGGATAAATTAAGTAAAGGCTTCGCAAATGAAATGTTGGTCTTAAAGAATTGGGTGCAAGTAAGTAAAACCAAAGCAAGAGAAATTAGATGGTATCAGAAAACAGCTGGATTCTTAGACAGCACAGACACAACTGGTATCACTTCTTCACAAATTGCTAACACAGCTTCTAAAGCTCGACCGGTAGTTGTTGAACAAACGTGGACTAGAAAAACATCTTACATAAGAAAGTATTTTGTTGAATCTCCTTTATTATCAGCAGAAGATATTAAAGACTCTGATGTTGATATCTTAGCAACCAATGTTAGAGATTTAGTTAGAGCAGTTAGTAAACAAGTAGATGTTAGAATCTATGACGTATTAACCGAGAGTTTATCTCCGAGCGATATTAATACCGCAGCTGCAACCGGCACAGGTTGGGATGATACAACTAACGGAAATCCTATTTTGGATTTAATGACCGCTAAGACTAACATCAGATTAAAAAGCTATAATCCAGAAGGAGCAGTTTTGTATATTCACCCAACAGAACACCAAAACCTACTTAACTATTTAATCCAAGTTAAAGGCTCAAGTATTCCACAATTTGCTAGCGAGAAAGTTAGAAGTGGAGTAGTAATGAATGTTCTTGGATTGAATGTTATTGTAAGTGCAAACGCAACCACAGATTACGGTTTAGTTTTTGTTCCTAAAGTAGCGGCAACTTGGAAGGCTTTTATGTCAATGACGAGTGTCGTTGTGGACGACCCCGGAATCGGTAAAAAGATAAGGTGTTGGGAAGAAGGCGAGGCTTTGCTAACTGACCCCAAAAGTGTGCACTTGATTACGGACACGGTGACATAAAGTGACTAAAGAAACTAGAAAAAGACTCTACAATCATTACAAAGAGAGTGGCAATTCTGCTGCTCTCTCTGATTTAGTTTCTAAATATCCAGAACTAGAAAAGCCTAAAGCAAAACCTAAAGCGGAGAAAGAAGATGGCAAGAAACCAGAGGGATGAAAGTCCCGGAAATGCTAATACGGTAATTTCTAACGAAGAGGGTTCAAGTGGTGGACAGTTTATTGGAGAACATATAAGCTCAACTCCGGCAGCTTTTGACGCTGTTGCTTCTTTAGTTGGTCGTGGGAATAATAATGCTAATACTACTCTAACTTATGCAACTGTAAATTGTGTAGTTGGTGGAACAACAGCAGGTTCAGAAGAGGGAGTCATCGTTTTCCAACTGCAAGACGGAACAGGTAGTCTAGCTAACAGTCTCTTAATTGGTCAAGATAATGTTAAAGCTAGTATTGATAATATCGGAACTGGTTATCTAGAACTAAGCGGAGACAATGATGGTATTAAACTAAATGACTTTGTATTCTTCACAGATGAAAGTCGAGCTGACGCAGGTGCTATTCCTTTAACTGAAACTATTGTTAGAGTTAGCACAACTGGTGCAGCAGCTGTAACTTTAGCCGATGGAACTCACGGTCAATTACTTATGTTAGTATTTACCAACGATGGTGGAGACGCAACAATCACTCCTTCAAATTTCTTGAATGGAACTACTTTAACAATGAATGACGCAGGAGATTCGGCAATATTAGTATTCTTAACAAGTCAGGGCTGGTGTTTAGTTTCTAATAATGGTTGCACGGTAGCATAATGACAATAACAGGTTCAACAGGCGGGAAGGGAACTCGAGCTATTGCTAATAGAGACCCGCCTACATCTGGCCTAACAGCAGGAACTACAAAACAAGAGGGAAGAATAAGTAACTTAGTCCCCTTAACATCTAACGTGAGCAGGAGATTGGCACGTGGGATTCGATAGAACTAGTAGAGTTTTAAAACAACTCAAGTCTAAACCTCAAGTTAAGACACCTATTGCTACTAATATGTTTATCCCGAACCATTCGGGAGACCATTCTAAAGGTAGCGTTCTCACAACTCCCACTAATGATTTAGATATTCCTAATAAGGCTTATGTTGATGATAATTTCTTAAAACTTGACACTTCTAACGACCCTTTAACAAATCCTTTAACAATACCAGTAGGCTCAACAGCATTACCTTCTTTAAATTTCACAGGTTTTGAAACTTACGGACTATCAACCTCTTTCATTTCCAGTAAACAAAATGTAGTGATATCCAATGCTGGAGCTTCCATTATGGAATGGTCACCTACTACTATTATAGCGAGAAAGCCTTTAGTCCTTGCTGGAAATGAATTAGTTTACGGTTCTAACTTAGCTGACGGTGGTATAGTTTTCCAAGCTACTGGCGGAGTAGAATACTTGCAAACTTTTCCAGATAGAGTAGACCAAGTGTGGGTAAACTCAACTTATGATAATCAAGCGAGAGATTTTGGAAAGTCAGCAGAAGCCACAGACCCAAAAACTTACTGGACTTCTGGCACTAGATGGAATGTTGCAACAGATGAATGGATTAGTTTACAAATAGATAGTGATGGAGACGCAACTTTTGCAACTGGTAAAGGTAAAATTATTCTCTCACCTACTACTCAAACAAGTGCAGGTAGAATAGTCAACACCACCAGAGTCACTTCAACCCCTTACACAATCCTCGCAACTGACCATAATATTTTTATCGATACCGACTTAGCAGCAATAACAGCAAACCTTCCGGCAGGTGTAGACGGAACATATTATAGAATAATTAACGTTGGCTCAAGTGGTAATGCAGTAACAATAGCACCAAATGGTTCAGAAAAAATTGACGGAGCAAACTCATCCATAACTATAACAGACGGCAATATAAGAATTCTAGTCTACGAAACTACTGAAGGCTGGTGGTAAACAATGAGTAGAATATAAGTATTTCTTCACGCCTAAAAGTTTATAAATTAAAAACTTCGACTTCTTTCAGTTTTTAATAATAAACTTTTCCCCTTTGGGTCGGCTAAAATATATTCTTTCCTAATATTCCCTTGATCTCTCTGGAGAGACTTAAAGCTAGTAGAAGTCTCTCCAAAGAGCGAGACCAAGAGGAATAAAAAATGGAAAAAACAACACATAGAATAAGCAAAGATGGTAAGTGGGTCGTAACTAAGACTTACATTCCACCTAACAAAGTAATCACCGATATTAAAGCGGTAAAATACTTTAAAATGATGATGGGGGTGAACTAAAATGGATAATAACAAATTTGAAAGATTTATGTATATCAAAGAATTAGAAAGTGAACTAAAAACACTAATAAATAAATTCATTCAAAAAAAAGAAGATGAATTATTTGATAATGTGGGGGTGAACTAAAATGTGTAATGGATGGACGAACTACGAAACTTGGAGAATACATCTTGAAATCTTCGACGGAATGACAACAGATGAAAAAGTTGATGATGAGTATTGTCAACAATATGTTGAAGATTTATTGGAACAAGAATCTTCTCCATCTAGCTTAGTGCTAAGCTATGCAACAGCCTTTATTTCTAAAGTAAACTGGAGAGAAATAGCAAAAGCAATAAATGATATATCAGAGCTTCGACTTGCGGGGGTGAACTAAAATGTGTACTTTGAGTAATAAAGAAATAAAAAAACTTTCAAAACTTGGGAAGAATATACAAGTGAGTTTGAGTTGCGATATAAATGGACAAGGCATTCCTTGTAGAACGGATAGATTTTGTGCAGTCAAATTTATGGTTGAGTATTTAAAGATTCATAATTTTGAATTTCTTGGAGAAGATTCACTAATTGAATTTTATAAGAAAGATAAACGAAATAAAAAAGTAAACGAAGCTCTGGACTAACCACTTTTTCTTTTTTTTTTATGTTATCTATCTATATTATATTCTCTTCTCTTCTATATTTCAACAAAATAATCTTTATCACTTTCTTTAATCACTAAATATAATAAACTAGTTATTAATATACTACTATCTAATTACTAATGATTAAGAAGTCCTAGTAGTCTAGAAAAGCTTTGATACTTATAAACTTTGTGGAAAAGAGAGAGATAAAGTATATAAGTAATATAGAAATAGAGAAATAGAGAGGTGTATAAACAATGGTCAACTTTTATGAAAACAAAGTTAAAGCTATGAAGCTTATCGAGTCATTACTAGATAAAGGAGCAACGAGACAACAAATTGTCTTAAATGTATTGAGAACAACAGGCTACGGAGAAAGGTTTATCGACAATCATATTAAACTATTAGAAACTTTTAAGAGAGAATAGAATATAAGAGAATAGAGGTATATAAAAATGAAGTTAGAAGTTAAAGCAGTAGTATTAATAGAGGACGGCAAGCACGTCGGTAAAATAACGGCTGTCAACTATCGTGATCAGCCGTTCAAATACACCGATTTAGTTATTGAGCTTAAAGATGGGATGACTCTTAAAGCTGGATTTCCTACGATTGTATCCAAAGAGTCAAAGCTAGGACAACTATTAGAGAAGTTTGGAGCGAAGATGGAAGTCGGAACAACAATAGACCCCGAGCAGTTTCTTGTCGGTAAGGGTGTTAGTTTCTTAACACAATCAGAAACTACCCCTCGAGGAACATTCGCTAAAGTTATACCAAACTCAATCAAGCCGGTGAACTAAATGGATGAGTATTTAGATGAGGTAGTTAAACAGCTTAAACGGATAGCTGATATCTTAGAGACTAGGGTTAAGTAACCAACTACGAAAGATAAGGCATTGTTTTAGGAAACGAAGCATAGGTCTGTATTGGTTTGTTTACCTTCTCATTACATCACACCTTAAAGCCTAAGTCCGTATGTGTTTATACAACGTCTCTCAACTATTGGTCTTATATCCGGAGTCGACGACTCTCGCTCCATAACGACAGGCAAGCTGTCTCACGACCAATAGTTGAACCGACAACAGCTCCGTTTCAATAGGTTTTAATACTTTACTAGGGGGATGATACCCATAAATTTAAGTAGTTCAGAAGTATAACAACGAGCGAAGCTCGTCAATCAACAAGTAAACTAACACTTCTGAACATCTAGACCCCTAGTAAAGAAACGGAGTCTAGTCTAAATTAGGCTCTTATAACGGACGGAGTCCTATTCACCTAATTTAGCTATTAAACTGATAGCCTACCGGTAGGCGTAAAGTCTCGCTCGGTTCGCTCGGTTGGTTATACACGTAACATCTTGCGGGCGCCATAAGCCCGCACTGCGAAATACTCCCGGTTTTAATACTTTACTAGGTTCGGGTTGTTTATGCGCTCCCGCTGGTCGCTCCTCTCATCCACAGGAGTTGTTTATGCGCTCCCGCTGGTCGCTCCTCTCATCCACAGGAGTTGTTTACAGGCTCGCTCCGCTCGCCCTATGGGCGCTCCCTTCGGTCGCGCCCAAAGCTATTGACCTATGAACCCTTATTGATGTAAGTGTAGTTAAAAGAGTATAGTAGCGAGTTTGATGGTGTGTGTGTGTGAACAACCCAGCAACCCACGGACAAAATTTAAAAAATAAAAAATAATATTCAATAACTTGCCACCATAAGTGGCATCATTAACATTCAAATTAGTCTCGTGGACTAAATCCCCGAGCTTATCCGACTATGAAAACCCAGATTAAACTAGACCCTTGGCAGAAGGAATTTATCGAGACAGAGGGAGATAAGATACTCTGTTGCGGTAGACAGATAGGTAAATCTGTCATTTGTGGAATTGACGGCGGCGAATACGCCGCCAATAACCCTAAGAAAGTCGTCCTTATGATCGCTCCTACGGAGCGTCAAGCGTTCTCCTTATTTGATAAAACCCTCTCTCATTTGATGGAGAATTACCGCACATTGATAAAGAAGGGTAAAGACCGCCCTACCAAATCTAAAATTAAGCTTAAAAACGGCACAATAATCTACTGCCTGCCGACAGGCTTGTCCGGAATGGGTATCAGAGGCTACACCGTAGACCGATTATATGTTGACGAATGTTCCCGAGTGCCCGACGACGTCTTTTCTGCGGTTACTCCAATGATGTTGACTACCGGCGGAGACTCCATCTACTTAAGCACTCCTGCCGGAAAGGGTAACACCTTTGCCGATACTTTCCTCAACACCGAAGAAGCCTACTCCTCTTTTACACGTTTCAGCAAAAGCAGTAGAGAAGTCATCGAGAACCGAGAAATAAGCGATACTTGGACTACCCATCAACGAGACAAAGCGCTGCAACACCTTGAGAGAGAAAAAGCCCGAATGACTACTTTAGAATATGCTCAAGAGTATGAAGGCGCACTCTTAGACGAACTAAGACAATTCTTCCCCACACAACTAATAAAGGATTGTATGACTCTCAAGAACCAATCTCGCCACCCCATCACCGACCCACACCGGAAGAACTATGCGGGCGTTGACGTTGCCCGGATGGGTGGCGACGACTTCGTCATCGCGAGCGTCACAATTTCCAGAGATAAGATTTACCAGATAGGATTAGATATATACAATAAAATACTCTTAACAGAGGGAGCGCGATACGTAAAAAATGCCCACGAAAGACACAATTATAAAAAAATCTATATTGATGACGGCGGTATGGGAGTTGGAGTCTATGATATCTTACTACAAGAACCAACCACCAAGCGCCGAGTTATCTGCATTAATAACGCAAGTCGAAGCATTAGTAAAGACGGCGAAAGAAAAAAACGACTTCTGAAGGAAGATTTGTATAATAACCTCTTATCTTTGATGGAAAGAGGGAAAGTTAAACTCTACCAAGACGACAACTTATTCCACTCTCTAAAGAGTATTCAAGCCGAATATGTTAATAATAAACTAAAGATTTTCGGAAACTACACCCACATTACAGAAGCCTTAATTCGTGCCTGTTGGGGAATTACAGAGAAAAGTTTAAATATTTATATCTATTAGTAACTGATTAATGGCAGTTACTTCAATTCTAAGCACAGAGGAAGAGATAAAGGCTAAGGGCGGAGCTAACGTCTCATCTTCCATCACAGACGCCCAATATGACGGCTGGGTGTTACAAGCCGAGACCTTTGTCAATGCCTTTACTCGAGTAAACTACTCCGATAGTTTTGCTAGCTTAAATGTTGACGTCAAACACCTTTTATCCGACGTTGTCTCCTCTTTAGTAGCCATCAATTCCATAATGTATGATATGAGTGGCTACACTTCCCGACAAGAAGCCGAATCAATGATTAATGTTCTCCGAGACTCCGCACTAAGAGGATTATCAGTATTACGAGATAAAAAGAACCAAACTTTCATTAATGACGCATAATGGCACACGACTTTAAAGCTTTCCCAGAACTGACTAATAACCAAATGCAATTTTACTATTTACAATCTCCACATAAACAGATAACCGAGTCCTTTAATGCAAGAGTCATTAAAGTTATTGACGGAGATACGATTTTAGTCGATTGGCGAGAGAGAGACTTTACTTTCCCCGTAAGATTTTCTAACTTAGCTGCCCCAGAACTAAGCGAGGATGGTGGAAGGGAAGCTCAAATCTGGCTAGAACAACGGATACTAGGAGAAGAAATCGACATTTTAATCGACCCCGACAATAGAGTCGAGAAATGGGGCAGAATACTAGGACAACCAATTCATAACGGCTTAGATATAGCCCAGGAAGAAATCTTTAGAGGGCTAGCTAAGCCTTGGGGTATGAGAAAAGAGGGCATA